TTGTAAGTCTTTATCTTTAACAAACTTATTAACTATCTTGGAGACAGGATTGATTAACTTATCAATCATTTTTTAGTTTTCTTAGTTTTCTTTTTAGTTTTCTTTTTGGTTTTCTTACCGTAATTATATCCCATCATCGTCTTGGCCCTCTTTTCTTAGGTTTCTTAGCAGTTTTAGCTGCTTCTTTAAATGCTTTAGGAGTAGGTGCGCCTTTACTGCCTACCTTACGCATTTTCTCTTTAGATCCAGCTTTGATTCTTTTTCTTTTTTTATGTATGTTTGCGTATAGTCCTTGTTTTGGCATTATTTACTCCAGTATGATTTTGCTTTAGTTTTAGATTTTTTACTTAGTTCACCGTAGTGAAATAATTTATGACTTGTTTTAGTATGCGTTTTGCCAGAGTGTAAAGTACCATCTGTCATTTTGTGCATACCGCCTTTGTGTAAAGTTCCATCTTTTTTGTAATGATTAACACCTTTCATAATTTTACCATTTTACCTTATTTGCCCAGTAAGCGGCAGACATTTTACCTTTAGCAATATTTTTTGCATGACGAGCTTTAAATGATTTAGCTCGTTTAGTCATGGTTTTATCGCCTGTTTTGCCTTGCTGACCAAAACGAATTGTTTTAATTTTGTCACCAGATTTGGCAACCACCACATGAGACTTGGTTTTGTGACCTGGTGTTCTTTTTGGTTTGTTATAACCTGAGACACCAGCACGTTTTAATCTTGAATCTTTCACTGAATAGTTTTCTCCTCGCAATGTATTATTTCAGAATCTTTATCAATGTCACTATCGTAAACAATTTTCATAATTGCTATAGCTTGTTCCATTGATTTAGCTTTTATGTCGCTACCAATATATACGTAATCGCCTTTTAAAATCTCCAAATCATATAACTTATTCAACGATTCCGTCATTTTTAAATAATCCTTGTGCATTAATTTTAGCTGCTTCTCTAATCATTTCACGATCTCTTTCCATAATAGCATTGATCTCAGCAATATTAACTTGCGTACCATACTTGGCTTGTAGTTCAGCAGACTTCAAACGAATCTGTGCTTCTTCAATATCTCTAGTACGATCATCGTCCATAATTATTTTCATACGATCAGTTTCTGCATCAATAATAGATTTCTGTGCTGAGACTTGAGCTTTCTGCATTTCTGCTTGCGCTAACATTTCTTCAGCCGATGGGCCTTGCGGTTGTTGTGGTGGCATAGGCGGTACTTGTGGGGTAACAAAGTTTGACGCATCTTTAAAGCCAGCCATTTCAATCGTTCTAGTTAAAGTATTAGCATACTGTTGTAGTGTGACTAATGGATTGTTCGGGCCTAGAGTTTGTAGTATTTGTTCTTGTTTACCAGCAAGTTGAGAAAGCATAGTCATTTTTTCATCATCGTTAGTTTTACTTAAACCAACATTAACCACCATATCTTTATCAGCATCCCAATATCTAGGATCAACTGGAATAAATTCATTGTCTAAACGAAATACATCTTCAGCATCTTGATGTTTAATAATTAAATTATTAACCAACTTAAATAAATCTTTCATACCGCCTTCAGCAAAGTGACGACAGATTAATTCTATTCTGCCTTGCGCACCTGACATAGTTGCAGTTACTGCTGCACTGGTAGAACTTTGTAAGGCTTCAGCATTTAATCCAGCCGAAGCTTTTGAAACACCAGTACGGTTTTCTTTGGATTCGTCTAAATAACTTAAAATAGGAAAAGCTTCTTTACCAGCAAACGGTATAGTAAATGGCTGCACCATACCTGGCGCACGCATCCTAATAGGTTGGCCAATATCAGTATTTAATACGTCATCAATATTAACTTGACCTTCAACAATACCCATACGTGGGAAAATAGCATGACCTAATGAATCTAAAGTATCACGCATAATTTGTGATTTAGCTGCTTGAATAGGTTTTAAATAATCCGCAGGACATGAACCAATAGCTGTGTGTGGTTCAGGATCTGGACAGAAAGAAATAATTGGTAACTCATCAAACGGTTGCATATCCATAATATGTAAACCTTCACCAACCGTACAAACTCTAACTCTTTCGTCTATACCATCTTCATCTAAGTCATAAAATAAATAATGTTCAATGTATAAAACATCTTTTGAACCTGTATCTGCACGATCAGGATAAACAATGTCATCAAATGGGTTTCTAGCTATTTGCTCTTCAAACGCTTCAACATCAACAGCGGAACTACCATAACCTGCGTGTTGAGATATTTCTTCCCTGTCATAGCCCATAGCAACTAAGTCAGAAACCGTTTTAACCATACGGTGAGCAACATAACTAGATTCTTCTAAACTTCGAGCATGACGAGCAATTAATACTTCTTCAGGTGGTATAGCTTCAATACATACTTGATTTTTTTGTTTAATTCTTCTGATTGTTAAATCATAACTAGCAGGACTTTCTTGAGTAATTTCTTCATTAGTCATCGGATCAATCATTGTCATGGTACTCATTTCTACCGACTCAGAAACTATCTCAACATTTTCATCCATAATTAAAGCTTGGTATTGAGCAGGATCAATATTGGTATATTCGTGGGTTGAAGAAGAAATAGAGTCATCCCAAAAAGCTTTAACATAACCAGCTTTTCTAACTAAGGCATCTTTAAAAACATCATATAAAATTTTAAAACCAGGATTTTTTTCTTGTACTACATAATTAATATAATTAGTTTGTTGTTCAGCAACTGGAATATCTTCTGGCCCATAAGGTACAAACTCAACTATTTTTTTCGTACCAAAAAAAGTACGCATGATAGATGGCAACATAAATAAAATTGTGTCGCGCACATCAGTAGAAACAAATCTTGATTGTAAAGTGCTAGTTTCTTCTGGTTCGTTACCTAAATAATATTCTGTAGATTCAGCACGCTCTTCACCAACTTGACTAATAAAATCTTTGGCATCGTCCATTTCTGATCTTAGGACGGATTCTAAATTTAATATCTTGGTTTGTTCCGCAGCTTCTTCTTTTTTGTCTTTTGCAGATTTTTTATACTTAGCCATAAATTATCCTACTTGTATTATTTTAGTGTTTTAAGAAGTCTAATTAGCTCTCTCTCTGTTAATTGACCACTTCCTACAGTTTTTTTATTTTGCAAAATTCTGTCAATCTGCATAGCATCATCTCCTATTAATTGACGATTTGTTGATTGACCATTTGCTATTCTTTTAAGCACTTGCATCTCTCTATCTGTTAATTGACCTAGTGCCTTGTTTCTTTTTATTAAATTTTTCATAATTATCCTACTCGTAGTATTCTTGATTTCAGAGGTTTCTTGAAATTATAACCTAAATAGTTCACGCTTCCACCAAAACTTGCAGCACTACTCGCCATAGTCAACGCTAGTGCATCAGCTTTGTCAGGTGATTTAATACCACGCTTACGCATTTCTTCTTTACTTTCTAGTTTTATTTTCCCAGTTGACGTATATTTGTATGAAGGCGCAGCTAATTCAGAAACAAGCTCATCATCATTAGGAAGTCTGCAATCACGCTGCGCCAACCAATCTTTAATAGCAAACCAAAGTTCGGCACGTAAGTTTAAATAATTATTTTTTGTGGATGGTGACTCGGCAACATTGATGCCACGCACGGGAAGATTTTGCTCACTGAGTCTATCAACTACTCCTGAACCTAAACCAATAACATCAATTAATATTTCTTGTGGACGTTCTAAAGCTGTGCAGTCATCGTATTTATTTTTTACCGCACCACACAATTGCATCAGATCCATAGAGTTAAATGTTTGTATATCTAAGACAGTGTTACCTTGACGAATACACAAAGCCGAGTTGTCGCCACCATAACGTGCTACATCTAAACCCCAAACAATAGGCTCACTAGCAGTTAGTGTGACATCACGATCAATAGCAGCTTTAATTAAATCCATTGGAATAACCGTATCATCGTCCGCACGAGGGAACTCACCCATAACTTCTACTCTTGCAACGGTAGAATCTTCACCATATTGTTCTAACATTTTTTGAAATAAATCTTTATCAGTACCTTCAACAGTACGTGAATCTATTTGAATATTTTTCCAGTATGCACGCTTGCTATTAAAACAGTCGTAGAAAGGCCCAGTATTACGTCTAGGGTTGGAAAAGCAGAACCAATAACGGTCAGCTGTAGGTTCGGAGAAAAATCCCTCAGAAACGCTGTAAATCGGTGCTGGAATACCTGAAGCTTCATCCATGATTAAACAGACACCATAGTTACTGTGAATACCAGCAAAAGCATCTGGATTTTCTTCACTCCATAATTGTGCTTGAGCGTAGTAATAACCAGTGTCTATTTTTAAATCTCTTTTAAGAGCTTCATCAAACCATTTAGCTGGTCTGATTGTGGTTGCAGTTTTATCCCACCAATGACTATTTATAGCTAGGGTCATCCACTTACCTAGTTCTGCCCATGTTCTTGAACGTAACTGGCTTTCGGTGTTAGCGGTAATAATAATAGTTGAACCAAGTCTAGTTGAGAGCATCCATAAGACTAGCCAAGCTACTAAAGCTGATTTACCAATACCACGACCAGAAGCAACTGCCATCCTGAACATTTCTGGCATAGTGATACTTTGGTTTCTTTGAATGTGTATTGTAATTTCTCGCAAAATTTTTTCTTGCCACTTTCTTGGGCCAGAGAAATGTTCGAGGGGGGTGTCCTTCATTCCCCATGGGAAACAAAACTTGACGAAATTTAATGGGTCGTCTTTAACATTGATTGACCAGAGTTCGGTCATTAGTTGTTTCTCTTGTTCTGCTCCGTACTTCATTTTGTTTTTCTCCTTTAAAAAAAATTAAAAAAATTTAGTTCATTAGTTATATATATAACGCTACCACTCGCGAAAAAAAGGGGGGGTCGTTTGGTTATTTTTGCCTGGAAAAATCATAGATCTATTTAACGTGCGAACGTGCGAAAGATTGGGCCAGATGTAGCTCTATTCATTGTTATTGTCCTGGTTGTCTTTATCCTGACAAAGGAAGCGTTCCTTTATTAAACCCTCTTCTACTTTTTCTCCCTCGATTAAACGTCCTTTCCCTTGATTAATAATTTCATTAAGATTTATATTTACTTTTGTTTCTACTTTTTCAGCCCATCTTTCACGGTCAGCACTCTTTAAATAAAATTGTATTGCATTAAATTCGCCATCATTTATTTTATCCATCAATTTTGAGGTTGCTCTTTCTAACCCTTTAGATTTTCCTATGGCTAATCTCTCCGACAATTCAGAATTTTTTTTGTTTCTATGTTTGTTAAAAGTGTCCCAACCAACGCCCAAAGACTTGCAAATATCCATTATTCCCATGTTTAGAGATGCCAGGTATTCCACTCTGTCCAAGTCTATATTAATAGGTTTACGTCCTCGTTTTTTAGGTGTTAAAGATGTTTTATTGTCCATAATTCCGATTAATTATAGTTTAATTATATTAAATGCAGTTGAATTAATTTAATTAAATAGTATAAAAAGGTTGTTTTGTGCATTAATACATGGTTTAATTCTTATATTAATTAAACATATAGGAGAAACAATATGAGAAATAAAATAACAAAAGAAGAATATCTAAAATTAGATAATGGGATTGCTCAAGATATAGCACGGGACTTTATACGCCCTCATATCTATAGAAATCAATCTTCGTTAGTTACTGATTTAATGCGAGAAGAAATACATGGTTTTTATTATGGCGATATAGAAAATTTATATTTAACAGATGAGGAAATAATTAAATATCATCTTGACGATATAGAACTAAATGAGGATTCAAAAGAAATAACCTCTGATATGTTGGACGACTTTAGGTATGACAATCCTCAAGAAATATTAGAATGGTATCTTGTTTCGGATTGGTTTCTTTACAGATTGAGAGAAATCAACGAGCCAATAATTGATAACGATTATGGTGAATATTGGGGAAGATGTTGCACGGGTCAATCTATATGCCTTGATTATAATATCCAAGAGTTGGCTTATGAATGGTCAGATGATGAAAGATTATATAAAAATAAAGAGGTTGCCTAAAGTCTAACTGATGATCGGTAATTCCGTGAAATCCTTGCTAATAAATCCCCCCATTAGTAAGGATATTAGACAAACAAACAAAGGAGAAACAAAAATGACAAATTATCAAGAAAAAGCAAA